AATTTTAGATTGATCATTGATTTTCCTCCACAATTGGCAATTCTGAAAATTTTTCGTACAAAAGCTTGATAGCACCATTGCCGCCAAGCTCAACATAGCTTTCATATAGGCGGGACAGCTCTTCTAGCTCATGCTGGGTTGTCTGGCCACGCCTCAACGCTTTTTTTAGATTTTCTTGTAATCGAAAACGCTGAAGCCGTTGCAAACCTTTTTGGATCAGGTTTAGATCCTGATTATTCCTATTCCCGATGTTTTGGATATCGGTCACGGATTCTTTCAGGTCGCCCAAATCTTCTACTAAGGCTTCGATTCGCTTGTCGGTTTCCTTGCTGTTTTGATTGCTGCGATAACTAAAATAGCTGGGAATAATCACGACCAAGACAGGCGTGAGCTTGTCCACAAAATCAATAAAATGGTTCACATGTCACCGCCTCCTATTTTGAGGCTGGCTTATCCGAATTGCCGATATTCGACATTTCTACCAGCTCAGCCACCTTAGCACGATAGCGTTTTGGGACTTCTTCAAGGGTGATCCACCCTAAATCAACTTGCATTGCGAAATAATTGGTCATCATTGCTGATCCTCCTTTAATTTTGATCTTGATTTGATTGATTAGACGATTCATGTTCTTCCTCCTCGCCTTTTTCGTCGGCGGAATCATCAACACCGCCTACGATAATTTGATTGAGCGTCAGCGTAACCGTTTTGACAAGTCGACGATTCTCGTTAGCAGCCTCTTCTGCTCTTGCGATAGCTGTTTCCATTTTAGCCATCAAGGCATTTGAGGCCTTAATAGCTTGATCCATCTCTTCGATTTTCTGGACAGACTCGGCCATGGCTCGATCTGAGAATTCGGACTTAAAAAGAGCTTCCAGAGCTAAATCAATTAGCTCTTTTTCGCTTTTGTTTGCATGGTCGCCAAAAACTCGCTCAGAGAAATTTGCGTAGCCGCTGGAGGTGGACGCGATAGCGATTTCGGTGTGCGAAATCTTGTTATCATCGTCATAAATTGGATATTTCCCTACTACAGTCCAGTTTCTCATGGCTCTACCTCACTTTCTGGTGCTGTGCTTGTTTCAAGCTCTTGGTTACGTTCAAGAGCCTGTTGCAGTTGAGCTTGTAGCTCTTCTTTTTCAGCTTCGAGCTTAGCAATTGTTATTGATTTACTAGCAATTTCGATTGCTAGCTTAGATTGGATATTTTCGTTCATGTTTCCTCCATTTTTATCTCTGGTACTTTCTAGCTCCGAGCCCTGGTATCGGCCCGAAGATATCACGTCTGCCAGTATGGTTTGCCAGATTGGCCATCATCTGGTTTAGTGTTTCGAGCACGTTTGTTAAATCAATACCGTTAAAGTAACTAGCGACGATATTCGATCTAGTTACGTTGCCAAACGGCTGAAGAATAACTTGCCTGTTATCGTTTCCATACAGCGTGCGCATTTCCCAGCCTCGATAGTTGACTGCACCCGTAGCAAATCTAACAACGTCGCTGATTATTTCAGTGCGCTCGACCTTGTTTCCGCTAAATAGTCTAATTCCAGCAAAGCTGTCATTCTTGCTATTTTCTGTGCCATCTCGATTAGCACCTAACACAGTCACGCTGGCTGGCGCTCCACCCTCGTTTTCGCTTGTAAATTTTAAAAATTGGTTCGGATAGCCGCTTAACACACGTCTAATCGCAGCTTGGTCAGTCATAACATTGTACTGACCGTTATTCAGGTCGATTTTCATAGCGTCATTCTGGGCTGTGATGACCTTACCTTTCAACCACTCTACTAGAGCCAACTCAATTTTAGACTTGATAAAATTCGCATCCAACCCGACCAACTTATTAGCGTTTAAGTTGACGATATTAACAATCGCAGCATTGAGCGTGCCCGCTGTTATTTTGTCAGCTAACATACTCTCAATCATGGCATTCTTTATGACGCCGTTGTCAATCAAGGTTTTTCCGTCCAGATGGATAGATTCGCCTTGAATTCGGACATTCGGGCCAGTAGCGTTGATTTGACTGACGATATCGCCGTTCGAGTTGAGGTTCTGTACTGCCCAGGCATTCGCTATCTGATACTGCACCGTGCGAAGTTCGAGGTTTTTGGACACTTCAACCTGAAACAGCTCGTTGGTCAGAGCCATACGAGAGATCTTGTCCGTGACCTCTTTTTCGGTCGAGCCAATCAAGCGCTCGTAGAGCTTACTTGTTTCCTGCACACGCTGGAAATCGGTCTGGTTGGCTTTACCTGAAATCTGACTAGATATGGTAGCAAACTGACCCTCAACTGTCTGACGATACTCGGCAAGCTTCGTTTCAGAGCTGGCCTTCAGCTCCTCAAACCGCCTGCTTATGCTCCGTACGTCTTCTGTGTGCTGTGCTTTACCCACATAGCCAGCTTCGATGAGCTTACGCTCGGCAGTCAGCTGACGTGCTGTTTCCTCTCGTGAGAAAGAGCGCAAAGCTTCGGCTCGTGTTCCGTCAGCGCTGACGTAGGCTTGGACAGCTGCGAGGTCCATCTGCAAGCCTTGCGCTGTGCGTTCAAAGACTGCCTTGGCCTCGGTGATGAGGCCTTCGGTATCTTCGAGAGCCGGGCTCCAATCGGATGGGATAGTCGCTCTCTCAATTTTGAGAAAGTCTGCCACAGAATCGTTTGGTGATAGATTAAGCAAATTGCCTGTAAAAAGGTAGTCTGTATTAATCTCGATAAATTTATTGCCCTTGAAAAGCAAGACTGCGTCTTCTTTGTTGCAGTTAAATTTTATTCGAAGTTCTGTGTAATCTTTTGTTATCCTAAACGATTTTTTAAAAGGCCCTTCTTGGCTTATCCATGCTACTGCACTGTACGTTCCATCTGTCCAACGGAATTGCAATTGGAGCGTAGGTCTAGTCGTGTTTTTGGTCGTCTTCGCTGCAAACCTATACGTATCAGGTTCAAACGACGATTTGACAGGCGTTGTGTTAAATACGCCCATCAAGTTTCGGCCACCGACAACTTGACTCGCCAACTCCTCCCGCAACTTCCCAGCTTCAGCAGTGACTAAGGTTTTATCAGCCTTGTCCTTGGTCGCATTCAGGATTTCCTGACGGATTCCAGACGCTCGCACCTCAAACTCAGCTGTGCTCAATTTTGAGTTCAGCTTGTTCTGCGTGTCAGTCTCCAAAGACTTGACTGACTGCTTGATGCTATCTGAGAGCAAGTTTAGAGCGCTTGAGTCCGCTTTGGTCTTGAGCCCCTCCCGTAAGCTAGACACCCCAGCCTCGAGCGAGTCAGCTCTTTGCTTAACGGTCGACTCGACCGCTGAGACGCGCTCGTCTTGGTCTTCGTAAGCTGGTGACCAATCACCGACAATATTTCCCTCGAAGAGGGCAGGGGCGCATATTTCAACCCATGCTCCCTCTTTACCTCCAACTTGTGGGCCGTGACGGCCAATGATGACCGTTTTGGCTTGGTCTGTTGCGGTTTGGGTCCATTTAACCCAACACAGTTGCCAGTCTGTCGAGAGACGGATAATAGACAAGCCATCTGACGACCTTGACTTATATCCGCTGCTGTTTTCCGATAACGTGACTGTGTTTGGATTGTATAGATGACATCGTACAGGATAGTCATTTTCGCTTGCTCTCGCATAAAAGATAGCTATGTACTCTGTCCCAGTCGTTGGTATAACGGTTGTTTCTTTGTAGCTATCCTGATAACCAGTTGCTCCTGCAACCGTCCTGATCACCTTAAAGCCATTGTATTCGCTAGCTGGCTTGTATCTCGCAAGCTCTTTTGTGCCTTTTAGTAGATTTCTACGCCCTAAATGCACGCTCGCAATCCGACTACTCAATTCCTGAGCAGTCTGCACCAACTCCGACTTGCTGACCTTGCCATCTGCCACGTTGGCCAGCTCCGCCAGCCTGCGTTGTGTGTTCTGCTCATAGGTTGCCTGAACGGACTTCACACCCGTAAGCTCGGTTTTGGTCTGGTTTAAAGCTTGTACTTGCTTGCTGATTTCTGCCTCAGCTTGGCTCTGCTTGGCGCGGATGTTGGCCAAGTCGTTTCTTAGGAGCACTGTTTGGTCATTCGCTGTTTTCTGCGCACTAGCAAAGTCAGATTTTAGTCGGTCTATCGCAGCCTGATTGGTCCGCTTAGCACCAGCTAAGTCCTGATTGAGCTTGGTGATAGCACCTTTGGCTGCCTCGATAGCTGAGGCGTTAGCGCCAGCCGTGCGGAGGGATTGGGCGGTTTGCTCTTTCAAAACTAGGTCGCTAGCTTTCATAGCCTTGTCTAGCTTCTCGATTTCATCTGCAATTTTCGCTCTTAAAGCCTCGCTACTAAAAGTCCTTAAGATTTCTTCCCAGACCTCGCCCGTCCAGCGCAGCATGATTTTGTGACCTTCGTGCTCTGGGTCTGGTTTGTACCAAATATCATTGATTAGGACTTTTCCCTGGTGCTTGCCGGTCGGATCTTCAGACCCGTACCAGTTATTATTAAATCCGTCTGCAGTCGGCAGATAATCAGGTAGGTTTTTAACAAAGTTTGTAAATTCGTTGGCTACAAACTCATCGATCGCCTTGTCAGCAATCGTCTGAGCCTTGGCTTCGTTACTCTCTCCTATTCGATCGCCCAGCTTGATGTCACTTGACTGGTCATTCAAACGGTTAAAAGTGATTTCAAAGATACGGGTATCATAATCTAACTTCTTGTCATGTCTGACTACTCGGATAGTGTCGCCGACTTTTGCGCCTCTCAAATAAACGCTTGAGGTCTTTAGAGTCAATTGTGGTCTAGCAGCATCTACTAAAGCTTTGTAAGTTCGCTCAATCAAAGCTTCTGGATTTTCTTCCTCTGCAAAATCCACAAAGCCAATTTTAGGACGCATAGAACCGTCAGCGTTCTTGATGCCGTAAAGCTTGGTCATGGCTGGCAGTTCGACGTACTTCTGACCTTTCGGCTTGTTGACTGGTTTTCCACTCGCTGTTGACCAGACTACATCTTCAAAAGTGATTTTTCGGCCGAAGCCGTTCGCTTGTTTTCCAGATTCTTCAGCAGAGCTGACTTGTTCACCTTTGCCTCGACCTATTAAAGCTGTGAAAATATTGGTTCGCTCAACCTCTTGAAGAATTTGCAAGGCATTATGACCATAAACCACACGCTTACCAACCGCTTGACCAATCTTTCGCTTGAAATCGATGTACCGAGCGCCTATACGGTTTCCGTTCATCTCAACGAAAAATTGCATCTCTAAGTCCCAGACTTCACACACTTTCTTGAGCGCATCAAAGACAGAAATGTAATAAAAGTTGGTGCTGTGCGGAGTTGTCTCTCCAACAAAGCGAGCTTGCCAGTTGGTGCCAGATAGCAGATCGTTGATGACTTCTCTAGCAAAAGCGTTTTGAGGGCGCTTGTCAAAAACCGGAGATTTTCTCAGCTCTTCAATTCCCGACTGGACGCCGATTAACGTTGTTAAATTTTCTGATGATTTTTGAGCAACATAAAAATAGTGGAATGTGTGAGCATCTTCCATGGTCTGAATGGCCATGTATTCCACCTTTTCCAACTCATCATCGTTCAGAGCTTTCATCTCAACAGTCAATCTATCAGATACATATCGCTCTTTGGTTAGAGAGTATTTTTGGAGGGCAGTTTTAATAGCTGGTTTCCTGATGATTTTGATCAGCTTCTCGTCTTTATCGAACAAATAAATCATGCTCTCTCATCCCTCCAAACTACTTTTTTGACTGTGGCATTCTTAGCTGTGATAGTATCGCCATTTCTGACAGTAAATTGCTCTAGCGGACTAAACCGCTCAAGCTCGCTAAGGATGCTCCTGCCGTTGTAAATGGCAGTCACTTCCTCATCTCCAAAAGTCACGACGAGGTCCTTTCCTGCTACATAAGAGCCAGAGAAAGATAATACTTTCGTTCCGTTGATGATTTGTACTTGATTCACTGTCCCAGTCGGTGTGACTGTGATGGATTCGGGCAGCACTTCCAAGGCATCGGATAAAGTAACAGACCCAGTTGAAATCTGAGCCTGCTTTTTCTTATAGCCATCCGGCACCAGGATAGTAAACTTGCTGATGATAGACAAACTTTTTTCTTCGATGTCGTCAGCTCCACTGAAATAGCCGTAATAGACATACTCGGGTTCGTCTTTAAAAGTGATTTCGAGAAAGCCACTACTTGCGTGAGTTCGCAAGATCTTATTCAATTTCGCAAATTTATCACGGATTTTGGAGCTGGTATCAGCTTCGAGCTTGTACTTGATCTCAAGCTGCCGCTCGTCGTCTGAAACACTTTCTACCCAAACGCCGCGACGACCAGGGACGGAGGTTGACTTGACCGATTGGCCAAGCAATCCCCTACCTGTAACTGTCAAATGAGTGTAGCCCTCAACCAATTGATTGAGAGGTGTTCCGTTGATGGACATATTGTCACTAGGCTCGAAAGCCGTGATATTATTATTTTTTTCTAACTTTGAATAACCATACATAGCTTTCTCCTTCCTAGTAACTGTCCAAAATCAATTCCATTTCTTGTGCATTCGTGATATCTGCAGTAAATGTACGATAGGCCGTATTTCCCATTTTCAGCACGATTTCTGCCGCTTGTTGTCCAACGGTTAGTGTACCGCCGTCAAAAGATACAGATGGGTCATAGGCTGTCAAGCGTCCTAATTCGCCGTCGACAGCGCCAAGCTCACTCTGTAAATTGCCAGCAATGTCTTTGCCAGCGAAAGCGTCAATAGCTCCTTGAGCCATGTTTCCGACTGTTTTTGCAACTTGGCCAGCTTTGCTATTGACACCGATGATAAAACCTTCGTCAGTGTAGATACCAAACTGCTTAAACACTCGGGAAGGCGAATGAATACCTAAAAGGCCCTTCGCCCAATCTATAGCGCCTCTCACTGCGCCGCCGACTGCATCTATCAACGCTCCTGCAGCGTTTTTAACCCCATTTACAAACCCCATAATGAGGTCTCTACCAACACTTATCGCGCTACTGATAAAGTTTCTTGCAGCGTTTACCGCATTGTCAAAACCGTTTCTGACAGCCGATACAATCCTTGGTCCAGCATTCGTAACTGTGCTTACTAGATTGTTCCAGCCGTTGGTCACAGTGGATTTGATGTTTTCAATCGCGTTTGAAATAGCAGATTTGATATTGTTCCAAGCATTTTCAGCTGCTGACTTGATATTGTTTAAGGCATTTGAAATGAAGTCCTTGATAGCATTCCAAGCTGTTTCGATGCCGCTCTTGATTGCGTCCATCACAGTGCTAATAGTGGTTTTTATAAACTCCCAAGCTGCGCTAGCTGCTGTTTTAATTCCGTCCCAAATTCCTGACAAGAAGGCCACAATAGCATTCCAGATTTCGCCTGTTTTGGTCTGGATAATCTCCCAAGCGTTTGAAATAGCTTGTTTGATGAGATCAAAATTCCCGGTCACCAAACCAACGATAGTCAAAAGGATTGCTGCAAAGACAGCTTTAATAATTTCCCAACTGGCAGACCAAATGGTCGAAATCGTGTTTAGGATAGTCTGGATGGTGTTCCAAATAGTGGTCAAAGCAGAAACAATCGTTGTAGAAATAGCTTCCCAAATCGGTGTGATAACCGCAGAAATCGCATTCCACACCGCATCCCAAGCGGTCTGGATGGCGGTCATGATGTTTTGGATAACCTCTCCGACAGCTGTGATAGCATTGCTGATGGTTGTTTTGATCCATTCCCAAATTGGGTTAACAACTGCCATGATAGTGCTCCAGATGGTATCCCAAATGGATTTGAGGAGTTCCAAGCCTGCTGTCAAGATATTCTGTAGTCCCTTTATTCCAAGAGCGACCAGTGCTTTCAATCCATTCCAAGCAAGCTCTAAAGCATATTTGAGCGTTTCCCAAGCTCCTGACCAATCGCCATTGATCATCTGCATAACTGCTTTGATAATTTGTAAAACAACATGCAAAGCGGTAAATACAGTCACCTTAATCAGATCCCACGCCGTTTTCACAATTGACACAATAAGATTCCACGCCGTTTCAATTATGGGAGCTAAGACATTCGTGACTGTTTCGACCACTTCTTTTATGGCATTCCAGACTGTTTTTGCTGTTGATAAAATTAACTCTTGGTTTTCTTCCCAAAAACCAACCAAGATGCTGACAAATGTCTGAACTACATCCAGAATGGCTTGGACAGCACTACTGATGGCTGTTTTGATAGCCTGCCAAGCAGCATCTACCTTGTTTCGGAACTCTTCACTGGTGTTGTAAACGCCGACTAGAACTGCAATTAAACCAGCTATAATGCCAATAACAACCAAAAACGGCGCACCCAAAGTCGACACTACTCCTACTAACTTAGCGAAAACAAGGCTTAAAGAGCTTCCTCCGCTGTTTAGCAAGGCAAACCAGCTGCTTACTTTAGCAAACACACCTCCGATTGCTGTGATGATCGAAATAAATTTCCCGACACCGGCAACAAGACCGCCTAAGACTGTCAAAACAGGTCCTGCTGCTACTATGATGGCTCCAAGCCATTTTTGCCAAGGCGCTAGCGGTAAATTATCCCAAATCGTCCCAAGAACCCGCACCACATTATCTTTAAACGTGAGAACAGTCTCTTTTAGACTTTCCATCAGCGCTTTGATGTCCGCTTCGTTGTTCCCGAGGCCAGCTACAAGGTTCTGAGCTGCCGCCTTCATGGCTGCAAACGAGCCCGACACAGTCTCGCTGGCTTCTTTAGCAGTTGTGCCTGTGATTCCTAGTCTATCCTGTGTAATTCCGATAGCCTCAATCAAGGTGTGGAAAGGAATGTCTTTGACATTTTCGGCCGTTGCTTCGAATTCGCCGTTCAAAACACCTGATTCGTTGACCAAACGGGCCATTTCGCTAGCGGTTCCCCCGTAGCCTAGCTTAAGGTTGTCCAGCATCGTGTAATTGTCTTTGGCAAACCCTTGATAAGCGTTTTGGATATCAGTCATACTGGTACCCATTTTATTCGCATTATCTGCCATCTGTATGATGGCTTTGTCTGCATATTGTGCGGCTTTAGCAGTATCTCCTCCTAGACCTTGTAGCAAGGTTGCCGAGAAGGAGGTGACCTGTTCCATGTAAGAGTTAGCGGACACTCCAGCTGTTTTAAAAGCCTTATTGGCATTTTCAATAACGTTGGTGCCGTCATTTGCCATTGTTTGATACAATTTTCGGGCTTCCTCTCGGGTAATTCCGTACTCTTTAGCAAGATTGTTTACGCTTGTTCCGTTTTGCTTAAAGAGCGTTTGGACACCTCCCAAGCTTTGCTCAAGATCTGCAAAAGATTTTACGACACCCCCAACCGCTCCAACGACTGGAGCAGTAAAACCAGCAGTCATCCCAGCACCGACCTTCATCATAGAACCACCGATAGCACTCAAACTACCGCTGATCTTGTCAAAACTCGAGCCAGACTGATTCTGGAGGCTTTGAAGAGACATTTTAGCCTCTTTAAGACCATTTGCGAAGTCTGATACATTCGCTTTTAAAATCGCAGTGACATCAAATGTTGCTCCCATCAAAGACCTCCTTTCCCATCATGATTGAGTCTCCTATTACGATCTGCCATCGTAATACCTTTATTGACTTTTTTATCCTCGGTCTGGAAAATTCTTTCAAATTCTTCTTTCCGATTGTAAAAATCGTCAAAGGTTTTAAATGCAGATCTGACGCTCTTGCCGCTACCTTTCGTAGCTTGAACTCGTTGGTTCATCCAAGCTTGGATTGCTGCATTGTATCGCTTATCTTCCTGTTGTATCGCATAAGCTAAATTGTAAATTTCAAATTCGACAAGCGTTGTTCTGGCCGCTTCTAAGAAGCTCATTCCGTGCCTTGCAATCAGCAAAGCGATAGCCTCGTCATATCCAAAATTTGAACCTGAAGCCCCTTCTACTCTGCTAGGTTCATCGCTTTTTTGAGCAGGGGTGACGCTTTTAACTCCGCAACAATCGCTTTGATTGTTTCGTCGTATTTATCATTGATGATCAAGTCTTCCAGAAACGCTTCAATGCCTTCATTGCTTGGCTTCTTGCCTTCTGTAACCGTCCCAGCTTTGATAATGTCCACAAAAGCCATTGGATCGTTAAGTGCTTGTCCGGCATTAAAGAGAGTCATTGCTCCGTAGCCGGTCTTCATACCTTCCAATTCCGCAGAATGAAGTCGGTTCATTTCGCGCAAAAAACCAAGCCCAAATCGCAAAGTATAGTCACGTCCATCGATGTGTAAAATCATATTTTCTCCTTTTCAAAAAATAAAAAAGGGGCGTTTAACCCCTTTAAGAATTATTAAACGGGACGACCTGCAGCAGCCGTTTCTTTGGCAAGCGTATGGTAGTCGTACTGCGCTGTTTCGACAGCTTTCTTTTGAGAGGCTGTCAGCGAGTCGGTGTGAATGACGCCGTTACCATCGATAGCCATTTCATAAGATAATTCAATCTTGTCGTCAGCCGGAGCGGAAAGCTCAAAGCTCTTGAAGTAGCCTTGGTAGTATTCCACGTCGTAAATTTCTTTTCCTCCGGATTGGCGCACGCTGCCAAGGTCAACGATCCAACATTCAATTTTTTCATTGTTTGCGAACCATTTCCGCATTTCCTTCCACATGTTGACCGTATCGCCGTCTTCACGATAAGCAAGTGATTTGAACTCACCGCTTGTTTCGCCGTCAGAGATAGAGTTCACGACACCGTCCTTGGTCTTGGTGCTTTCGATCTCTTTTTCTGGATTGATTGTCAATTCGACCTGAAAGCGGACCTTTCCAGCGTCCTGCTTCGTTTGGTCTTTTAATCGTCGGAAAAACACTACATAGTCTTTTCCTAGCACTAATTCTGCCATTTATGTCTCCTTCTTTGTGTAATTAAAAGTAACGTCCAGCACAATATGAAGCAAAGGCTGGACGTCTGTGTTATCTGGTATGACTTGTTTTTCGGTCGAAAGGTGAGCTAGTTTATGCTCGTAACCATCTTTTAGCAGCTTCACCGCTCCTTCTAGATAAGCTGAAATCTTATCTAAATGAGCTCTGTGTTCTCTTAAACCGTAGAGATGGATTGTCTGCCTTACCGTCCCTAAAACGTCGTTATTAGGGATGTCAGAGCCGTTGCTCTCTCCCAAATAAACAAAGGGATATTTAGTCTCAGCATCTGGTAAATGGTCGTATGTATCGACCCTTGCGTTGCAGAGTGAGAATAAACTTCTGAATAAATCATGATTCGGGGTCACCTAAAAGCTCCTTTCATCACTTTTGTCATGTCCTTTTGAAATTCAGGCTGAATTTGCTCCAACATAGGACGAAAATGGGGCTTACCGGGCTGAAATCGGGTACCGTATTCCTGATAACCATCATATCCAGCTTCGCCGTGGATATGAGCTTCCATTCCTGGATAGGAGGTGGTGATATGGTCTTTCAAAAATCCAGTATCCTTGGGCGCTAGGTCTCTAGCGATTCTCTTCCCTTTTTCACCATTGTTTTTCAAAACCTGCAAAGACTGCTCGACTGCTTTCGGATGGGCATTACTAATGGTTGCAGTCAATTTCTCTATGCCTTGCCATTTAATTCCCATCTGAGCCGCCTACCTTTTTGAGTCTGATAGCCCCTTTAATCGGGGCATCTATCTGATCCATAGGGGCATATTTGCTGCCGTCATAAATAGCGGTAGCAAAAGGCTTCTGTGCCTGCTGAAAGCGACAAATCATGACTGTATCAGTCTGATTTCCGTAGTCTTTAAAGACTCTTGCTTGACGAATGAAATTAACCAAGCAGGGCACGACTTCTTCTTGACCTTCAGCAGCCTCGTAGCTATCCGTTTCTGGATTGTATTTTGGCGCTCCAGCTCCTCTAATAAGGGTGATTCGGTGCGGCGTTTTCATAAAAAGACCACCTTTCCTTTCTCTCTCAGAGAGCCATCTAGGCCAAAATCTTTGTTTAAAATAGCCATATAAGGCTTAAACAGGTTATCCCAATCTTGATAAGTCACAGAATAGCCGTCCACGGTCTCAGAAGCTACACCCTCGGACCCTTTACGTCCATAAAGCTTATAAACAACATTTTCAATCATGAAATTGTACTTCTGATCAATCTCTGTTGTTCCTGTCAAGCTTTTAAAATAGCTTTCGGCATCTTCAACTAAGTCTTGCAACAAGTCATTTTCTTTTGTGTCGTCGGGAGCAATACCCAGCCGACGCTTAATTTTGGCTAGCTGAGTATTTTCCATGGTTATTCTCCCTCAGCGCCTTCGAGCAGGGCCTTCAATTCATCCTTGGTAGCGCGAGAACCATACTTGATTCCCAGCTCATCAAGTTTAGCCTTGAGTTCTTTCACGCTTGGATCAGGTTCAGCTTCAGGAGCTGCTTCTTCTGCAGGGGTTGTTTCTCGCTCAGCGCCTTCGAGGGCGATAACCCCTTTTTCAAGCAGTTCCTTGATTCGATTGTCAGAGACCGTCAAATCTGCGCGCGGATAAACTTCGCCCGTTTCGTACAAGCGGTCATTATCCTTTGTATCGATAATGTTTGTAGTTACAATGTAAGTCATTTACAAACTCCTTTCTAAACGTTTGCAGCGTCTGTCAACTTAGCAAATGCATCTGTTTTCGTGATCATGACTGCGATGTCCATTGTTGCACGAATGGCAATCATTTCTTGCTCAAACAAGTTAACAGGGGTTCCATCTGCATTCTGGATTGTTGAGATTTGGCCTTCTTCCGAAATCTTATAATTGATGTTGTAAGGTACACCGTAGATAAGATTGTCAAAGTTGCCAGCGAGCAAGTCGCCTTTTTTGAAATTCTTAGACTTCATGTCCACGGTCACGATTCCGTCAAGCTTGTTGTTTTCTTTGTCGTAAATCGTCTTCTTGTCACCGTCACGAGCTTCGCGAAGGGCAGAACGGTTTGATACGCGAGATACAAACGCATTGATTTCAACGTCGCTGTCTAGCAACTTGTCTTCAAGTTTCAGGATGTTTTCAAAGTTGATCGGGCCACCAATAACCTTGCTTGCATCCTTGGCAGCTTTGGCCACTGAATTAGCAAACGGTGTTTCATGGCCGAGAAGACCAGCTTCGTCAATTTTGGTGTAGAATGCTTCAACGATCTGAGGTTTCATGTCGTTAAAGAATTTTTCCCAGGTATAATTCAATGCTTCACGAGAAGCAAGAAGGATGATACCGAGCTTGTGGGCTTTCAGCTTAACAGGAATCACTTCTGGCTTATCTGTCTTGATTTTTTCAGTTTCATTCACCCAGTAAGCAGACACCCCATCCGTTTGAACGTAGACTGTCTTCTCTTGCTCTCCGTCCATTTCATGGTATTTCCCAAGCTGCATCACGAGCGAGTTCTTAGAGACCTCTTTCATGATGATGTCTGTGAATTTCTTGTGAAAAGTTCCGTCTTTTTTCTCAGAAACCAGAACTTTCTCAGGGTTAAAAGTTTGTACTGTCATTTATTTCTCCTTTTTTAGATAATGCGTGAGTCGCGGAAGATTTCTCCGGGACTTTTTGAGTCCGAACTACCAAACGACGATGAAACGCCCGGCGGTTCGGATTGAGTGTATTCAGCTTTAATTTCGCTGATGATACTTTCAAAGTCAGAAATAGCCTGCAGAGTGCCGTCTGCGGTATCTTTAACCACAAAAGAGAGCACCTTTTCATTTACTGGCAATTTTCGACTGGAAAGCGTCTTGATGGCTTCGTCCGTCAATTCTCGCTTGGTTTGTTCTTTCTCCAAACCAGCAATTTTATCTAGCAAAGCCTGTTTTTCAGCTTCGGCCTCTTTTTTGCGGTACTCTTCCAGCTCTTTTCCAGTGAGTTCGGATTCCGCTTTATATTTCTCCAAAGCTTTCGCAATCGCGTCTTGCGTTGCTTGTTCATGCTTTTCCTCTGCTTGCTTCAAGCGACGTTGCATTTCAGCAACAGATACCATCTTTTCGGCTTCTGGCTTAGGCTCTGCAGCGCCTTCTCCGTTGCCTGAAGCTTCAGGATCTCCTTGAGGCTCTCCGCCTTCAGCAAAAAATTGAAGATTGCGCAAGTTCATGCGCAACATAGATTTGTATTCTGCCATTTTTGGCTCCTTTCTTTACGCTTTTACGGGCAACCTCCCCGAGCTCATGCATCTTTTATTGTCCTAAGCACGGTTTGGACAAGCAAAAAACCGTACGGGATTCCATACGGTTTATAGTGATTTATAGCAGTTTATACCTACTTTCTACCAAACCAACTTGATTTCTTCGATTCGCTAAACGAAACGACAGCATTGTCCAAATCTAGCTTCATTTTCTCGTTGGCAGCTTCCAGCTTGTCAAAGCGCTCATTTGTTGCTTGGACATTGCGAGAATTTAGGTTCTGCACCTCTTCAATCATCTTGCCTTGCATGTTGACTGTAGCTTTTAGCGCAGATACTTCAACAGTCAATGCAGCGTTTTGTCTTTCGATTGCGCGTCTTTTAGACGCTTTTTTCTTAACTCGTTTGTTCATGATTTACCTCGTTGTTTCTTTTGTTTTGGCTTGTTGTTAGCTTGTCCTGTCATTCTTTCAAACAGGTTTTCAGCTTCATTTTTTGTCATTGACATACTCTAAATACACCTCCAAACGCTCCATCTTTTCCTCGCGATTATAAAATTCCTCTGTGTATCGAACCGTTCCTGATTCCCATTTTTCAAGAGGATACAGTCGTTCTTTTCCTGTTGGCATATGGATGACAATGTTTTTATTGCCTTTTTTGCTGGTTCGGATTTCCGTTTTGAGATTGTTCTCTTCAACGTACTGAGTCATAGGCATATCAATGTATTCCCATCCTTCGTTTTTGCCTTTTACAAATTTGGTATCAACAATCTTGTAAGAACCTTGAATCAATTCCTCTAATTGATCGGGATACTCTGATATATTCGAAACATCCAAAGACTTACTTGAATTAAAAATGAATTTAACATTCTTTCTTGAGTTCAAACCTCTCTTCTTCGTCTCAAAACCAACAACTCTGTCTTGTTCTAGCTTTTCGATGAATTCCTTATCGCGAGTAGCAGACCGAATACCGAAATTAAGTGTATCTCCGACAAGATAATCTGAGTAATCGCCGGAACGCAATTTTTCAAATCGAATCAACTTATCTTTTTCAAGAGGTTGTTTATTGATTAATTCGTGGATTGCTTTAACGTCTGCTTTTGTATTGTCTGTGATTTTTCGAAGTTGCCCATTTTCACCGTGCCACAAATAAGTTGATTTGAACTGTTTCTCATCTGTAATGTATTGCGAATAGTCACAAATCTCTTGAAACTCACCGTTTGTATAATCATACAAAGTTTTTTGCATATCTTTTGAAAGAGTGAAAACATCTGTTTTCTCAGGGACGGATTTTGTACCTTTATCTTCCCAAGCCTCGTAATCATCAAGTGTACTACCACCACCTTTGTACTCCATTTTGATATGACCATAGGCAGAACAGCGACAATTGGGATGCATCGGAAACATATTCACGCCTTTTTCTACTTTGTCGATCGGAATTGCCTTCTTATCAAGAGGCCCACAAATATCACAAGCACCCGGTTCGGCCACATAGATCATGTGAGTAAAGCCATTATCCTTTAGCATAGCAAGCTGTGTGTCAGCATTTATCCGAGCAATTTCAGTTTTTAGCAAGCGCTGGGCATTCGCTTTGCTTGTATCGTACTTCTTAGCCAGACGGCCCATTTCCTGCTTGTAACCCATCATATCTGTATAGATTCGACTAAGAGAGCTTGAAACCTCGCCTTGCAAGTTCGCTTGCAGACCTTTAGAACCCCAAATACGACTCGAAAACTTCTGCCCGTAAAAATCAGCGTCTAAAACGCTCTGCATTCGTTTCTTTGCTCCGCTGGACGAAATCCCCAAAATCCCTGCTTGGCGCTTGTATTCAGCCAGATATTCGTCTTTGCGAGCCTTTTCGAAGACTTCGTTTACATCTGATGTCAAATTATGGATCTCAAGAGCTAATTCAGACTTTAAAAGCTCCAATCTGCTGACCTTCATTTTTAGATTGTATGTCCTGAGCCACGAATTCGTCTTAGGGCTGAAGTCTTTCTCTTTTACCGCTTTTTCAGCCTTCTTGGAAAACTTCGTAACGTCAAATTCAGAAGCTTTTTTCATAGCTTCTTGCTTGGTTAGACCCTCTTTTTTAGCATAAGCTAGATAAAATCTGTCTATTTCTGATTGCATACGGTCAAAAGACTCTTGATAAAGTTGAGCAAGTATCTTGTCTCTATCTATATCCCGCTTTATCAACTCAGCCTGTGCCTGACGCTCGGCGTTGTAGCGTTGGTTACTAGTTGTCCGCTTGCTTACCATCTGACTCACCTACAATCTGGTCAATTTCACTGTCGCTTGCTCCATTTTCTTTCAAAATGCGTGCTTGCTCAGTCTTGTAATCAGTAAAGCTAGCGCTGTTCATCAAGGTCTCTTGAGATAGATTGCCGCCCGCTTCAATATATGCCTTGATTTCCGTCCAAACATCCTGTGGGATGTTAGGGTGAAATGTGAAAGTCAGCTTGTTAGCCTCAATAGCAGGCTTGTTGATTGCCTTGTGGATGTTACTAATAAGCTCGTATCTGCGTCGCAAAGCCTTTGTAAAATAAGCTTCTTTGTCTTTTCGGACCTGCTCAAGACCGATCATCTTGTAAAGCAGAGCAATTCCTGACTGAGTTGAATTAAAACGATCATCCTCAAGATTTGGAATACGACTAAACCTGTGGATATCGTTTGCTAAACGGTTCTTATAGGCTTCTGTGCCTTGGACATCATACTGCTTATAGATATATCCAGCATCTGCGCTTGTTTGCTGTCCGTTTGTGCTTACTCCTGTCTGAAGAAGCAGCGTGTTAGCTTCTTTCATCTTCGCTGCATTCTCGGCACTCATTCCAATGGCTTCTAAGTCGCCTTTAATCAACAGCAAAGCATCATTCAGGTCGCTCATATAATTCGCAGTATCAGATTGACCTGCGTCGTATGCATCAATTAAAGAGATTTCACTCTCATAGTCACCCATTCTAAAGCGGTTGTTCCACCATTCGACGACCGGCACATCCTTGTATTCATGCTTCTTCTCGGATTCGACAATCAAATTGATCAAATTGACCGAAAACGGCTTATAAGAGATGATTCGGTCTTTTGTGTAGACGGTAGCAGAGACCTTTTCTGCGAAAATAGGCAGATGCACCGCTGCGATAATGCTCTGCTCGACTGTCAGATCACGAATAACAAACATTTCAAGCGGGCTGATCAAAACAACTCTGTCCACATTATCTTTATCCCTGAAATGATACTCAAACGCCCGACCATAAACTGATGCATCAAAAGCAAGGTCGCTATTCAGAGAATTGATGTCGTTTTGCCACTCAATTTCTTCTATGACCTTCAACTGCTCTTCTTCTGCGCCTTCTAAGATGCCTATCGTAACAGGATTTCCGATGACGTAGCTTGTTGCAAAGCTCGAGATATAGCCACCCCATTTATGCCTGACTCGGTAGTCCGCTTTTTCTTTGTCTAACCGTCTGCTACCGGCTAAGATACTATAATTGTCACCCTGCGCATACGAAGCCAGCACTCGCAACCTTTTTCTTTGAAGATTAAAAAACGTTTCGACCATATCCCGAAACGCCTTTTTGCCATCTTCTGTATTCAAGAGCTCGTCGCTTGAGCCATGCCTAAACTGCTCGTTTGACAAGCTACCAAAACGCAAGCTGTCCGATCTTGCTTTAGTATCGGTATCTATCCCATGTTCAAATTCATTTACTTTATCCACGTTTACCTCCTAAACATCTTATTGATGTTGCTGATTGTCTTGTTGACATCCAAGTCTTTCTTCGCTTGGAAAATCCTATCTTGCAAAGCATATCTAATCGCATCAATGCAGTGATTGTAGCTATCAACTGGCTCATTGATGTACTCATTTGTCTTCTTGTCCTTTTTCCAAGTGTAGTTTTCGAGTTCTTCAATTAGCTTCACGCATCGCTCATCAACTACCCAGTCGTACTGTAAGAGATACTGGATCCCTTGCATGACAGAGCCGGGACCTTTCTGCGCATCGATAACCCGAGGGATTCCAAGGTTTCGCAATTCCTGATTCGATTTCTTTTCTGCTGAATCCGCACGAATGACTTCTTTTGCATATCCTAGTGCCTTGATGCTTTCTGCTATCTTGTCATTCGTTAACCCTTTTCTAACGAACTCTTCGACCACATACAGCTTCCTATTCGCATCATCAATCCTGATATGCATCAAAGCTGACGGGTCATTGATAAAGCCGTAGTCAAGACCAAAATAAGCCGGCAGATGCGCCAGCTCGTCTTTGTTTAATAACCTTTTTTCGTACTTTGGAAAGACTAGCTTGTCCAGAGTCGCAAACTCACCCAGAGCGTAAATCTTGTAATACGCTTCGTTTCTGTTGGCCAGTTCCTCGATGTTCTCAATCGTGACCTGGTCTAAAAAACGATTATCCTTGTATGATGTATGATAAACGACTGTATTTTTGGGTTTCTTAACAAAAAAAGCGTTGTAGGTCCAGTTCACTTTTGAAACCGGATTAAACATCAAGAAGATCTGCTTCTGCTTGTGCTTTTTGTCCCGAAGACGCAAAGTCAGCTGCGTGTAATCGTCTAGCGTGAACTCAGAAGCTTCTTCCATAACCACGTCAGACACACCCTTGATTGACTTGATTTTCTCTGGGTTGTCCAGCCCTTTGAAGATGAACTGTGCTCCGTTAGGCAGCTCAATCCGATAAGCCGAATTATTAACCTTGCATTTGTCGAGTAACTGCCAATTATCCAAACACTGTTTTACATCCTCGAAGATTGAATCGTAGACTGTTGAGCCGACTTTCCGCAGAAAAAGGATCTTGCGTGGATATTTCCAATCTTGACAAGCTTTAAAGACTACCTTTTGGATAACGCCGTGGCTCTTTCCGCTTGAAGCTCCACCATAGTGAACTTCAGTAAAAGTAGAGTAGTCATTGAGCTTGTCGTAGATATGCTTGTTAAAGACTCTGCTAGGTCGGTCAATGACAATATTGATTTTAGGTCTAGTCTTCGTCAGCATCCCAATCACCTACTTTAATTTCGATCACTCGTTTATTAGAAATATCTGTATCAAGCATCTTTTCATCACGCTTATTTTTAAGCTGCAACGTCTTGATACGTTCTTTCTGCTCTTTCTTGTCAAGACTGTCTTTGACATCTGTCGTTGTCAACTTACTAATCTGTTCAAAAGCTCGGACATTGCCCTTCATAGCCTTTTGCATCATGACCATAGCTAGAGCCATCTCGTTAGTTGAGTCAAACCCCAACTCTTCAAGCTGTTTCTTCACGTTTGGACTTGCAACCTCGGCTTGTAGAATCGTTTCAAAAGCCTTTTTCAAGTTCGCTTTTTTTCTTCGAGCAATCCCTGAAGCGACTCCGCCTTTTGAGCCATTTTTTCTAGCTTCGCTCTTGCTTCGTTGGTTAGCTGGTATCAAATTTTGCTCATTAGCCATCGCCTCACTTCCTTACTTTTAAAAAAAAATCAACTCACTTTCTCGGCGGTAAGCCCCGTCTCTTCTTCCCAACGTCTGATTGTTCGTGCGACGTAGAGTGGGTCTAGTTCCATACCATAGTAGACACGTTCTGACTTCTCGCAAACCATGAGAGTAGAGCCGCCACCATTAAAACTATCTAAGACCCTGTCGCCCTTCTTGCTAGAATTCAAAACGCATCTAGCAATCAACTTCAGAGGTTTCATGGTTGGGTGGATGTCATTTCTAACTGGTTTATCTTCGTAAAAGATAGTCGTTGGAGTTGTGTCTTGCATGGTCTTGATATAAGAGATTAACTCGCTCTTAGACATATCTTTCAGATTTTCTTCATCTTCCTCGATAACGGTTGCTAGCGAGCGATTATCTACAAAATAGTGACTCGCTCCATCTTTCCAGCCATATAGGCAGGGTTCATGTTTCCATTGATAGTCTTGACGACCTAACACAATAGCATTCTTGACCCAGATAATGGACTGTTTCAGTAGCCAACCTGTCTCTTTGACTGCCGCTCTGAAATTTAAACCTTCCGAATCTGCGTGCCAAATATAAAATGCTCCGCCTGGTTTTAGGTGGTTATTTGCGACCGCGAATGCGTCTCTTAAAAATTGCCTGAAACTAACATCATCCATGCTATCGTTTAGGATTGTCATGGCTTCATCGGTTCCGCCCTGGTAAGCTACATTGTATGGCGGGTCAGTCACATATAAGTCAATCGTTTCTCCATCGATCAGCCTAGCCATGTCCTCCACCGATGTACTATCGCCACACATTAAACGATGACGCCCTAAACGGAAGATATCTCCGCGTTCAATGCCTGTTTCTTCCTCTTGAGAAAATTCTCTGGCTTCTTCTGGATCCTCGGACTCCTCAAAATCGTCCAAAGAGTAATCAATATCCTCAAACCCAAACATAGTCATGTCCAAGCCTTCTACACTTTCAAGTTCCGCATAGAGCAGCTCAGTATCCCATTCTGCGATTTCGCCTACTTTGTTATCAGCAAGCCTAAATGCTTTTATTTGTTCTTCAGAAAGGTCATCAGCAATAATGACTGGTACTGTTTCAAGTCCTAGAAATTTTGCAGCCTTGTGCCTTGTATGCCCGTTTATAATTTCTCCGTCTTTGGTTGCTATAATTGGAACCTTGAAGCCGAATTCTCTGATTGAATTGGCAACAGGTTCTACCGCTTTTTCATTGTTTCTGGGATTGTTCTTGTAAGGAGTTAACCAACTTAAAGGCTTGTCAATGATTTTCAATTTTTCCTCCGAAACCAAAAAACACACATCATAAAGATATGTGCCTTTCGGGTTATATAGTCCTTTGACTTTGCTTTTCACAGCTGATTCTGTGAAATGGAAACAGCAGGATTTGAACCTGCGACCAAACCATCTCAGACCTAGGACTTTCAACGAGATGGAGGAGTCAAACCTTATGTTTCCGAAAAATGAGAGGGGAGGGCTCGAACCTCCAAGGCCATTACAGCCCCCTGACATTACAGGTAACCATCTACCAATTCTGAGACCTCTCTTTTCAATTCTCGATATTACCATTCTAGCAGATTTTAAGAACCGTGCTGTTCCAAAAAGTCCCATACGTTCCCTATGAGGTTAGATGACTTCCTCCAAAGCTAAGACAGCCTCATTTTTCAACCTGTAATAGGTTGTACGGCTCATCTTCAAATCATAACAAACGCTGTCAGCTGTACCCTTGTTGATGTAAGTCATTCTCAGCACCGTTCTATGTTTCGGATTTTTTAGCTGATTGATAAGTCGGCCAAGCTCAAGTTTTCTGTTGATAACTTCTTTAGTATCCTGCTCAATTGCCTCTTTCATCGTGATCAACTGAGCATATACATCATCAATCTTTCTTATCTGCCCACCTTTTACTTTAGCTTCGGACCACTTAGGACTTGAGAGCAGGCCAGCTTCAAGCTCGTTGATTTCGTCTATTCTGCTCTGGATATCCATGTCGAGGTTTTGCAATTCGCTCAAAAGCTCTTTCGCCTTCAC